TAAGAAGGCAAACCCGCAAAAAACAAAACGGATTTGTTTAAAGCGAGTTTTGCTCGAACTCAAAAGAGTTCTCACCTTGCCAAGGTGAATGAGCTTCGTGTTTAAGTAATTACATATAAAATTCTAACTTTCTCAATCTTTCGCCGGGTTCGCACCGGTAATAATATACAAATGTAATTGACATGATCACACAATCATGTCTGCGTTAATAACAACACGCATGGGTTATAAAGTTCTATGCTGCTCCACTTGGAATCGCCAAAGGAACTCCTTGAGCACTAAGATCCATTTCAAAGAAATAAGGATCATTCGGGTAAGTATTATACACGTTCGAGCCAGCTGGTACCATTGCCAAAGTCCGAAAAGCGGAAGTAGTTTGGCGAGCTGGTGCTCGATATCTAAGATACGAATAACTTGACATTACAATGTCAAGATTGGTACTATTGGAAGTAGGATACAAATGATTAGCATTAAGATAAATCATTGGAACATTAGCTAAGTAGAACAAAGAAAAATCGGCTCCTGGTTTCACATAACGTTCAACATAGGTCATCTGAGCCTGGTGCTCAGCTATCTGATCAAACACCTTATCCTTCACAGATGATTCATACAAAACGGCATGAGCTGGGGAAGCCTTAGTATTAGTGAGCACAAGGTTGTTGTGCAGAAAACGAGTGTTTACATAGAATGGAATTTCAACCTCAATAACAGGTTGTTGTTTAGTAGTAGTAACATGGACACCATCATAGTAATTGGCCAACATGAGATCACCACGGGTTTGAGCATTGACAGGTGCACCACCGCCAGAAATAACAGGCGGAGCCGCAGCGGGATACTCCAACGGATTAAACCAATTGGGTGCCCCACACGGTGCGGCGCACGACTGGGTATCACCATTGAGAGACTGACACTTCCTCAACCTCCACGTATCGGCACCATAAATAATTTTGCTCTCACCATTGCCAATTCTACAAGAGGCTTGATTCCACATGTTCCCAGAACATGGTTGCACAGTATTGACTTGAGCCAAGGCGATGACATCCTGAGCACTGGCCGAATTGGTCAGATAACAGTTTCCAGCCAAAACCCCAGAATCAGATAAACGTTTCACGGTCATAAGTTGAGTGCCAGAAGGAGCAGCAGTAATATTGCTATTCCCATTGAGAACATACTTGTTCTTAATGGCACCCTTTCTACCAAGAAACATACGTGTCACCATGTGCATAATAGTTAGTTCGCCGGGATTGACTTTGAGGAGATAAGATAAATCGACGGGACCCTCATTATCGTCATAGGGGGCGTTCAGGAAAAACTTGCCTGCTGGGGCCATATTATAACCAGCATTAGAAGCAAGCTCTCCTTCTGGAATAGCTAAAGTTCCAGTGCCAGCAATAAAAGGTGCATAAAGCTCCCCTGCTGGTGTATTAGTATTCAGACCCCATTTATAGTTAATAGGGGAGGGGCCCGGAAAAGGAGGAAAATCCATATTAATATTGATACAAGTATAACTAGAATCCGCTCTATGTTCATCCATCGGATTTATAACTTCACCTTCACAAAAAATTTCCTTATTATACAAAGCCCAACGATCCATCAATTGGGTCCAACTTGAGAAATTCTCTCCAAAAACAATCGCAGCCAAAGGGGCCTCAGCTTGATTGGTGTCACCGATTGTGGCTTTCAACGGAGGGTCATCAGGGATATTCTCCCCCTCAGTAGCTCCCATCGAAGCCGATTCCCCAGTGCTCTCCATATGTGGTTCGAAATGGGCACCAGCAGATGAAGCTCCAGACCGAGAGACAGGTGGAGGTTTCTTCAAGGCAGCAAGCTCCTTGCGCCTAGCGGCCACATTACCCACAGCAATCGGAATATCAGTATTGCTCCAATTACTAGGGAAGCCAGTTGGATCAGTAAACGACATCTGCTGAAGATTACGAGAAGTGGGCATT